CTCTTAACGTTTCTTGAGCTAAAATAAAAAAAGACCGACACAATGGCCGGCACTCTTTGAACACGATACAACTATTATATCACACAAGAGGGGTGTCATGGCAAGTATCAATCTCTTTGCGGAAGTAGATAAAACCGCAACTAAAAAGAAAGCTATAAAGGTGCTAAGAAGGTATCGCATGCTAACACGGATAGCGGGCTTGGAATACGCCCCTAAAGTGACAGCTTCATTCTCGTTAGAACCCAAATCATTCGACGGCATGGTCCATAGTCAGACCGAAAACATGGTAACACGCAAGGTGGCCGCTGAACAAGACTTACAAGCTATTGTCAGAGCTATCAACGCATTATCAGATAGGCATTACAGCCAGATATTGATAGAGTGTTATTGCAGAAACAGAAAGCAATACAACATTGAAGTCTATATGGACCTTGGATATTCTGAAAGTGAATATTATCGAATGAGAGAACTAGCCATTTTAGAGTTTGCTGAGAACTACAGAAACGGCGAATGCCTGGTATTTTCAGGAGATTATTGCGAAGAATAAAGAAGAATATAGCGGAATGATAGCGGTATAATATTAGTATTGATAATTATAGCAACCTACCTGAAAGAAGGTGATTGCGTTGAAATAACATGAACAAAAAAAGAGACTTATAAATCGCTTTGATTACAAAGTGGGACTTAATAACTATTAAGTCTCTTTTTTTACGCTGAGAGGAGAATATGCAAATCTATGATAAGCCGTTAGGGTGGCTAACCCCTTACGAAAACAACCCAAGAAATAACGATGAAGCAGTTGGGCCGGTTGCTAATTCCATCAGTGAATTTGGTTTTAAGGTGCCAATCGTGGCAACGTCAGACGGTGAGATCATCAATGGGCACACGCGCTGGAAGGCTGCTAAAAAACTAAAACTAAAAACAGTTCCAGTTATCATCGCAGACGATTTGACAGAAGAACAAGTCAAGGCATTCAGATTAGCAGACAATAAAGTGGCCGAGATAGCTCAGTGGGATATTGAGCTATTATTGAGCGAGATTGATAGTGTCGACAATCTTGATATGACACTCTTTGGTTTTACTGATCAAGATTACACCTTGGATGATTTTGAAGACGAAGAGTTGGATACCGAAGATGCAGAAGAAATAAACGAACAAGACACCCAAACGTCAGCGGTTGAGTACGGCGACATATATCAATTAGGCCGGCACCGTTTAATGTGTGGTGATAGCACGTCAATAGCTGACATGGAGGAACTCGTAGACGGCAACAAGATAGATTTATATGTCACAGACCCACCTTACAACGTAGCGTATGAGGGGGGGACTGAAGAAGCTATGACGATTATGAATGACAGCATGGATGACGTCAGTTTCCGTCAATTTTTGAAAGACGCATTTTCGGTTGCCGACAAGCACTTGAAGCCGGGAGGCGCCTTTTATATCTGGCACGCAGATTCAGAAGGGTTGAATTTTAGAGCTGCAGTAAAAGAGACTGGATGGTTGCTAAAACAGAATATTATCTGGGTAAAAAACAGCATCGTCTTAGGTCGACAAGACTACCAGTGGAAACATGAACCGTGTCTCTATGGGTGGAAAGATGGAGCGTCGCATTATTTTGTAGATAATCGCTCTTTGGCTACTGTGATTGAAGAAGACGAAGACAACTTGAAAGAAATGACAAAAGGCGAACTTATTGCTTATATCAAGACAATGCAAGAGGGTAGCCTGACAAGTGTTTTCTACGAAGACAAACCAGTAAGAAATGATATCCATCCAACTATGAAACCGTTGAAGTTGATTGCTAGATGTGTTCTCAATTCTAGTAAAAAGGGAGAGCGCGTGCTCGATAGTTTTAATGGTGGAGGTTCGACACTTATGGTTTGTGAAAAAACCGAGCGCATTTACTACGGGATGGAACTTGACCCGTTATACGTTGAAAGAACCATCAAGCGTTGGGAAGACGAAACTGGACTGAAAGCTGAAAAAATAAACTAAAACGACAGGAAGTGAGGCGATGGCTAATGAACAAAACTTGAAACCAATTACTGAGAGAAGTAAGAGGGAACAACGAGAAATACAACGCCGAGGTGGTATAGCATCCGGGAAGGCCCGACGGAAAAAAGCGGATTTAAAAAAGGCGTTTAATACCATTTTAAAAGCAGACGTAGCGAATGAAAACATATCAAAGCAACTTGAAGCGTTGGGGTTTGAAGCTACGAACGAAATGGCTTTAGCTATGGTCATGATGCAGAAAGCCATGAAGGGTAATGTCAAGGCGTTTGAACAGATAGCCAGACTGGTCGCCATCGATACCAAGGACAGCTTGGACCGCAAGGAACAACGAGAGAGAATCACTGCCATTCAATTGGGGAACGAGAAGCTTAAGTCTCAGATTGGCAAAGAAGAAGGTCAAGATGAAAAAATAGCCGGTTTCCTCGACATCATCAAAGGAGCTGTAAGCGATGAACTTGAGTAAGCTATACACTAAGCGGCAGTTAGACGTGCTTAAGTACATCTGGAATAACGACTGGTTTATCTGTGGACTTCATGGCGCTAAACGTGCTGGTAAGACCGTGGTGAATAACGATACATTCGTAACTGAATTAAGTCGCGTCAGAAAAATCGCTGACCGTCTAGGCGTGGACGAACCCATTTACATTTTGGCCGGCACATCTTCGACTTCTATTCAAAACAACGTATTGCAAGAACTCTACAACAAATACGGCTTCGAGCCTAAGTATGACAAGCATGGCTCGTTTGTGTTTTGTGGTGTTAAAGTTGTGCAAGTTTACACTGGCTCCATATCTGGACTTAAGCGTGCCCGTGGTTTTACAGCATTCGGGGCTTATGTCAACGAGGCGTCGCTAGCTAACGAGATTGTTTTCAAAGAGATTATCTCACGGTGCTCTGGTGAAGGTGCTCGAGTGGTATGGGATAGCAACCCAGACAACCCTAATCACTGGCTGAATCGAGACTACATCGGCAAGAACGATGGCAAGATTATAGATTTTAGTTTTAAGCTCGACGATAACACTTTTTTATCAAAACGCTATATTGACTCTATTAAGGCGGCCACACCGAAGGGGAAATTCTACGACAGAGATATCCTTGGACTATGGACAGTCGCAGAGGGCGCTATTTATGCCGATTATGACAGTAAGATTCACGTAGTTGATGAATTGCCAGATATGAAACGCTACTTTGCTGGCATTGACTGGGGGTACACTCACTACGGCTCTATCGTAGTAGTCGGTGAGGGCGTGGACGGCAATTACTATCTTGTTGACGGCGTAGCAGCGCAATTCAAAGAGATAGATTGGTGGGTAGAGCAAGCTAGGAAACTGACTGGCATTTACGGGAACATTCCATTCTATGCTGATAGTGCCCGTCCAGAGCACGTAGCAAGATTTGAGAACGAAGGGTTTGATATTATGAACGCTAACAAGTCAGTGATAGCCGGTATCGAGCTTATCGCTAAATTATTTAAAGAACGCAAACTATACGTTAAACGAGGATTTATACCTCGTTTTTTTGATGAGATATTCCAGTACCGATGGAAAGAGAACAGCACGAAGGATGAGCCGTTGAAAGAGTTTGATGACGTGCTGGATAGTGTGAGATACGCTATATATTCTGATTTCGTCATCGGTAGTACGGAAAGAGCGAGTTATGATGACTTGCTTAATATGTTCGGTTAGGAGGAATGATGGAACGAACACTATTTACAGATAGCACCGGACAGGAACGAGTTTTAAACTTGCGATTCCATCGTGGGTCCCGAATTCGCTATCGAGCAGATAGCTTAGAGGAACTCATGGCTGGTGATTGGGAATTGTTGAAACATTTCATCAATCACCACAAATTAAGGCAAGCACCACGCATTCAAGAGCTTATGGATTATGCCAGAGGTGAGAACCACGATGTTCTTAAGTCCGGAAGACGTAAGGATAAGGAAATGGCTGACAAACGAGCCGTGCACAATTATGGCCGTATGATTAGCAAGTTTAAGACTGGTTATCTCGCAGGAAATCCTATTCGTGTGGAGTATGACGACAATAACGACCATTCGCAAAATGATGAAGCAATTAAACGTATTGGTCGAATCAACGATATCGATACACACAACAGAACGCTTATCAGAGATTTGTCGCAAGTTGGTAGAGCTTACGAGCTTATCTATCGAAGTGAGTATGATGAGACACGCGTCAAGCGATTAAGTCCGCTAGATACGTTTGTAATCTACGACAATTCGCTGGAAGATAATTCTATCGCAGCCGTCAGATATTACAAGCGCGGTTTCCTAGAGAACGCCAAAGAGGTCGTGGAAGTTTACACAGCCGAATATATCTACACCCTGGACGTGTCAGATGGTTTCAGTGAAATCTCAGTTGCAGCTCACGCATTCGGTACCGTACCGATTACAGAATTTCTAAACAACGTAGATGGCATCGGTGACTATGAAACCGAGCTCTATCTGATTGATCTATACGACAGCGCAGAATCGGACACAGCGAATCACATGAGCGATATGGCAGACGCTATCCTTGCTATTTATGGAGACCTTGCCTTGCCTCAAGGAATGAAGGCTAGCGATATGAAGCGTACTCGCTTAATGCAGCTTAAGCCACCTAAATCAGCGGACGGGAAAGAGGGAACGGTCAAAGCTGAATACCTTACCAAGTCCTATGATGTAACTGGTGTTGAGGCATATAAGACACGCTTGAATAAAGATATTCATGTTTTTACAAACACCCCGGACATGTCTGACACTAATTTCAGCGGGAATACGTCTGGTGAGGCACTGAAATACAAATTATTTGGGTTGGATCAAGACCGTATCGACACACAATCACAATTCACAAAAGGATTGAAACGTCGTTATCGTCTCGCTGCTCGTATTGGCTCATTAGTCAACGAGTTTAAAGATTTTGACGAAAGTCTCTTGAATATCATCTTCACGCCAAACTTACCTCGTTCACTTGCTGAACAAGTTGAAGTATTGGCCGGTTTGGGTGGTCAAGTGTCGCAAGAAACAGCTTTGAGCTTGTCTGGTTTGGTCGAGAGTCCAACCGAGGAACTCGACAGAATGAATAGAGAGGTATCTGAAATCGATTTTAAGGTGTATTCTAGCGGCTTTAACGAACAAGTAGGCAAATACACCAAGGAAGATGAAAAAACGCACACAAACGATTCTACGAGGGTTGACGTATGACATATTGGTCAGAGCGTATCCAACGAGAACGTGAGCGAGCTAACCAAAAAACAGAGGCAGAGTTTAAAAAAGAACTCGAAGACCTCTACAGAATGGAGTTAGGTCAGCTGCGCAAAGAGTTGGATGCTTATATCCAGAATTTTGCTGAAAAGAACGGGCTAGCCGTTGAAGATGCAAAGAAACGAGCTAACGAATTCGATATTAAAGGGTTCGAGAGCAAAGCCAGACGCTATGTTGCTGAGAAAGATTTCAGTGCTACGGCTAACGAGGAATTGAGAAACTACAACTTTTCGATGTCAGTTGGTAGGCGTGAGCTGTTTATCCAGCAATTAGAACTTGAGTTGATGTCTCTTGCTAGCGAGGAAGAGAAACTCACCCGTGAATACTTAAACACCGCTTATAAAGCTGAGATGGCAAGAGGTAGCTTGTTAGATCAAAGCGTTTTAAAGGGCAATATCTTAGCTCATGCCATGGAAACGGCAGTTAATGCTAATTTTGAGGGGGCTAAGTGGTCAGAGCGTATCTGGGGCAGAAATGCACAGTTGAGACAACTAGTTAGAACTGAGGTGACAAGGGCTCTAATTCGTGGAGATAACGGCTTGACGATTGCAAGGCGTATCAGGAAGCACATGGATGTATCACGCACTAATGCAGAGCGTTTAGGCATCACAGAGCATGCTAGAGTCCAGACGTTAGCTCAGCAAGACATTATGAAAGAAAATGGCTTTGAGTATTTCAAGCTCATGCCAGAAAGCCGAGCATGTTCGATTTGCAAGGGTATTGCAAAGGAGACGGAAAAGAATCCTGTCAGAATCGCTGATATGGAAATCGGGACGAATGCGCCGCCTATTCACCCGTACTGCCGGTGTGCAGTAGCTGAGGTTGAATAGTGCACCATGTTTTCAAGAAACCGTAGGGGGCGAGCCTCTAATGGTGCATAGGGCTATTTTAAGCCCTAAATAAACATTACTACCGTGGCTTGCGGGTAAATACACTAGACAAGACTAGATAGGGCGTAGCTAGCCTTAACGTGGCTTAGAAAGGGTATAGCTTGCGAGACTAGATAGGAGAACAAAATGGAAACAGATAACACAACAGTCGAAACGGTCGAAACTGAGGAAGTAAGCCAGGACGTTGATAACAATCAACCGAGCGACTTCCAGGCGCCGCAATCACAGTCAGAGCTGGATAGTATTGTCAACAAAGCGGTTCAAACTGCTTTGAAAAATCAGAAAAAGGGCGAAGAAGCACGAGTAAACGAAGCTATCGCCAAAGCGTTACAAAAAGAGCAAGACTATTCAAAATTATCTGCTGCTGAGCGGGCTAGCAAGGAATTTGAAGATCAGAAAGCAGAATTTGAAAAGCAAGTAGCACAGTTTGAATTTGAAAAACTTAATATGGCAGTTAAAGAAGACCTTGTTTCTAAAGGCTTGCCAGTTGAATTGGCTGATATGTTTAGCCATGCTGAGAATGCCGCTGAGGCTCTCAAGATGGTCGGCACATTTGAGAAAGTCTTCAACGATGCCGTCGCTAATCAAGTCAAAGCTACTATCCGTCAGAACTCGCCTAAAGCTGCAAGCGCCGGTGATGCTCAGACAGACAATTTTGGGGCTCAACTTGCTAAGTCTACGAGCGTTCCGGCTGCTCGTTTTATCTAAAACAGAAAGGAATCTTTAAATGTCAACAACAAAAATCTTTGACACTTCAAACATTGTTCGCTCATTGCCTTACAAAGCAGTGGCGGCAACCGTAGACAAAACTTATGACGGTGTATTGGTAGATGGCAAAAAATACATCAAAGCCGGTACATTAGTAGCTGGTAAAGATGGCTCAATCTTTGATGATCGCACAAAAGCCGTTGTGGAAAACAAAACAGCACCAGAGGGAATTGTCCTCTATGATGTAGATTTGACGATCGAAAACGCTGTTTCAGTGCTTTACGCTGGCGAAGTTTACAAAAACAAAGTTAACGGTGGCGATGTAAGCGACGCTGTCAAGAAAGCTTTGCCACTCATTAAATTTATCTCTGAAAAATAAAAGGGGGACTATTAAAACATGGGACTTATTTACGATAAAGTAACCGCATCTAATATTGCTGGTTACTTCAATGCATTGCAAGAAAATGTCAACTCAACTTTGGGTGAGTCTATTTTCCCAGCACGCAAACAGCTTGGGACTAAATTGTCCTACGTCAAAGGTGCGTCTGGTCAAGCTGTTGTGTTGAAAGCCGCTGCATTTGATACGAATGTAACAATTCGTGACCGTGTCAGCGCTGAAATGCACGATGAGCAAATGCCATTTTTCAAAGAAGCTATGCTCGTTAAAGAGAACGATCGCCAACAACTTAATCTTGTGAAAGATTCTGGCAACGAAGCGTTGGTTAACACAATCGTAGCCGGCATTTTTAATGACGACGTGACACTTATCAACGGCGCTCGTGCTCGCCTTGAAGCCATGCGCATGCAAGTGCTTGCGACTGGTAAAATCGCATTTACAAGCGGCGGTGTTGACAAAGATATCGACTACGGCGTTAAACCAGAGCACAAGAAACAAGTAACTAAGAGCTGGGCTGATGCGGATGCTAAACCTCTTGCTGATTTGGAAGAAGCAATCGAAACAGCTCGAGAACTTGGACTTAACCCAGAGCGTGCTGTTATGAATGCTAAAACATTCGGTCTTATCCGTAAGGCTGCATCAACAGTTAAGGTTATCAAACCTCTTGCTGGTGATGGTGCTGCGGTTACTAAATCTGAGCTTGAAAACTATATCGCTGATAATTTTGGCGTGTCAATCGTTCTTGAAAACGGCACTTACCGAAACGATAAAGGCGAGGTTTCTAAATTCTTCCCGGATGGGCACTTGACACTCATCCCTAACGGTGCTCTTGGTAATACTGTATTCGGAACCACTCCAGAAGAATCAGATTTGTTTGCAGATAACACAGTGAACGCTGATGTTGAAATTGTTAATAACGGTATTGCGGTGACTACAACTAAAACTACTGATCCAGTCAACGTCCAAACTAAAGTCTCTATGGTAGCATTGCCATCGTTCGAACGCTTGGATGATGTTTACATGCTCACTGTAATCCCAGCACTCTAATAGGTACTCATTATGAATATCGTATTAAAAGCATTTATGGATAAGACTGACGGCACAGTTTACTACGTCGGAGACTTGTACGATGGCGAACGTACTGAGGAACTTATTGAACTTGGTTACGTGCAAGACGACAAACCGAAGAAAAGAACACGAACTAAAAAGACAGCAGAATAGCGAGGTGTGGCATGGAGACATTGGACAAAGACCAAATCATTGAAAATGTATCCGTTGACCTTAACACCAACGACGATGATTTACTTGAAATTCTGTTGGAGCGTGTCGTTAACCATTTCAAGGCCGAGTATGGCGTCGAAGAAATCGATAACAAACTAGCATTCATTTTCGAAGATTGCGTAATTAAACGCTTCAATCGTCGAGGTGCTGAGGGCGCTAAATCTGAATCGGTTGACGGGCATTCTATGTCGTATTACGACAATGAGAATGAGTTCAAACCTTACGACGACATGCTACAGCGTCTATATGGCAATTCTGGGCAATCTAAAGAGGGTGAGGTGCTATTTCTATGAGATACGCTGATACCGTAGTGTTGAAATATAACGATAAGACAAATAAGCGCTACGATCCCAAATTAGGTTGCATGGTTGGCGGTAAGGAGTGGGCTAGAACGATAGCGTGCAATGTCACTGGTGCTAGCCTTGACTTACAAGCTAAACTAGGAGACCTATTGAACGCTAACAGCATCGTTGTTAGGTTTAGAAGCCCTATCACAGTTGGAATCGACACAATTGAATACAATGGCGCCAAATACAAACCTGTTACTGCGAGGGGCTATCTAGCTGGTCGCAACGTCATCTATGCTAACAAGGTAGGCAAATAATGGGGACGCTAGAATTTGAAGGCTTGGACGAAATGGCTCAAAGCCTATTGAGAAATGCATCGCCCGAAAAACGTTCAAAAGTTTTGAGGAAATACGGAGCCAAATTAAAAGAGGCTGCTATTAACAAGGCACAATTCACTAAAGGCTATTCAACTGGTGCTACTCGTAGAAGTATTACCTTGCAAGCTGGAAGTGACAGGGCAGTCGTTGAAGCGTTAACTAGCTACTCAGGTTACGTCGAAGTAGGAACACGGAAGATGGAAGCACAGCCATTTATGCAACCAGCTCTTGAAGAAGTAGCGCCTAAGATGGTTGAAGAGATGGCTAAGTGGGACGAAACATGAAACAACCAGATCAGTTACTTCATGACGAAATGTTTCGGATTAGTAGTGAGTTGGGATATGACACCTATACTTATTTGCCGCCCGAAAACGTGGCCTATCCGTTCGTAGTCATGGGAGAAACAAAGGCCTTGCCACAAGCTACCAAATCACGCTTAATTGGGCGTTTATCGTCCACTGTGCATATTTGGGGGCGTGTGGATGACCGGAAATTATTATCAGATATGGCTGGACAGTTAATGTCTAGCTTTTTTGCTATCAAAAATATCGACGGCATGCAATTTTCAGCAGAGGTCAATCAGTCGTCGATTGATAGCAATCGAGATAACAGCACGGATGAAGTTTTATATCACTTTATCGTCTATACGTATTTTAAATTTGTTTAGGAGGAAAACATGGCTGAAAACAAAGTCAAAGAAGCCCAACTAGGGAAAGAGAAGATCTTAATGTTCCGTAAATTCGGAGACAAGACAGCAGCGGCTAAGCTTGCGCTGCAAACTGAGCATGAATGGGAATACTCACGAGACGCGGACACTACAAAAACCAAAGATGGTGCAGTAGTTGCAGACGGCGGTCTTGAAACCAAACTCTCAATCACTGCCATTGGAACAAAAGATGAACTCAACGAAATGTTGAAAAAATCAGTAGTCGACGGCTACAAGGTCGAAGTTTGGGAAATCGACTTGTCTGACAAAAAGGACAACGGCAAATATGGCGCACTCTATGCCATCGGACGCTTGTCAAACTGGAAAGTGCCAGCTAACGTTGAGGAACTTGTAGAAATCGAATCAGAAATGTCAGTCGAAGGTAAACCACAAGCTGGTGAAGCTACACTGACGGCCGAGCAAGTCAAGGAAATTCAATACACATTCCAGGACACTACTGCGATCAATTCCCTCTAATAGTATGTAATTATCTTGAGCCAAGCTGTTTCAGTTTGGCTTTTTATTTTAGAAAAAAATAGGAGTAAACAAACAATGAACACAATCACTATCGAAAATAAAGACTACACTTTGACTTACGGCTTCGACTTCATCCGAGAGCTTGACAAACGCTATTCTGTTTCAGACGGTGGTGTTTCGTTCGGTTTTGGTGTGCAGCACGCAGTCGTTGATTTGCAACAAAAAAATCCAGTAATCTTGCTTGATCTCATTCAAGCGGCAACAATTACAGAACGTCAAAAACCGTCTGTTAAAGGCATTGAAGCTTATGTTGTTGAAGTGGCCGAGAAAGACCAACTTGACACACTTTTTGAAGATTTTTTATCAGCATTGCGTACGCAGCCTTTGACGAAAGCAACCGTGAAACGAGTGGAAGAAGCAACAGAGTAGCTAAAACCACAAGTGATAGCCAAAACTCAGCTGAAACATACGAGGAATTAATTACTAATGCCATGGCTGATTTTGGTGTGTCATTGCTTGAAGCTCGAAGAATGACGCTTAAAGAGATGAAGCTCTATCAGAAAGCGCACAAGAAGCGCTATCTGAATAAAGAAAGAGAAATCTATCAACTTGCTTATCTCAATCGCTTGGCGAATGCTACGACGAAAGATGGCAAAAAGTATTACTTCGAGAAATTCGAGGACTTCTATAATGCTAAAGAACGAGCCCGTGAGGTGCTAGGTGAGAAAATCACCAACAGCAAACTGTTAGAACGAGCTCGAAACAATCTTAATTACAAAATGGAAAGAGGGTTGCTAGATGGCAGATAAAACGTTTAACGTCCGAGCGATATTAAGCGCTCAAGATAACGGCATGTCTAGCGCACTCAAAAGGGCGCAACAAAACGCTGAGAATTTGGGCAAAACTGGCACCAAGTTAGGCTCGGTTTTCAAAAGTGTTTTGGGCGCTAATTTAGTTAGTGCTGGTATTACTAAGGGAATCGGTGCATTGACTAGTGGCATGCGTGGCATGGCTAGTGAGCTTAATAGCTCGGCTAAAGCATGGAAGACTTTCGAAGGCAACATGCGCCAAATCAACATGCCTACCGACCAAATACAAAAAGCCAAAAGCGAGTTGCAAGACTTTGCCACTAAAACCATCTATTCAGCGTCTGACATGGCCTCTACCTACTCACAGTTAGCAGCAGTTGGAACCAAGAATACAACCGAGCTTGTTAAGGGTTTTGGTGGTCTTGCGGCAGCGGCTGAAAACCCAGCTCAAGCCATGAAGACCTTGAGCCAACAAGCGACTCAAATGGCTGCTAAACCTAAGGTACAGTGGCAAGACTTCAAACTCATGCTAGAGCAAACGCCCGCTGGTATTGCGGCGGTAGCTAAGGAAATGGGCATGAGTACAAGCGAAATGGTCAAAGCTGTCCAAGACGGCAAGATTAAAACCGAGGATTTCTTTGACGCTATCACTAAAGTCGGTAATAATGAGGCGTTTAGTAAGATGGCCACAGAATTCAAGACTGTTGACCAAGCTATCGACGGTATGAAGGAATCGCTAGCTAATAAACTAATGCCACAGTTTGAGAAACTCAATCAAATTGGTATCAAGGCAGTCGTTGGGCTAACGGATGCATTAGAAAGAGTTGATATCAACGGAATTGTTGACAAGATTGGCAGTGGTTTGTCTTCTCTTTGGAAAGGCTTCTCTAATACGGGAGCTTTGAAGAATCTGGGGGCTACTTTTACTTACATCTCAAGCTCAATCAAGCAACTATTTAGCAACATTGATGGTAGTAAGCTCATGCAGGGCATTGGCTCGGTGTTTGGCGATATTGCCAACGGTATCTCACAAGCTCTAAATATTGCCACTACATCAGTTAGAAGTTTCATCAGCTCATTTGCTGATACCGGGGCGTTTCAATCGTTCAAAGCAGCGGTTCAAGATACTTGGAACGCTCTTAAAACTATCGGTTCATCTATTGGTGAGGTGCTGGGTAGCTCACAAGTGCAGTCAGTCATTGCAAGCATTGCCTCAGCTCTTGGAACGCTTGTAAATTGGATATCTCAAGCAGCGTCAGCGGTTGCTAAATTTGTAAGCAGCCTACCTAAAGGAGTGCTCAACGGCGTTACTGGCGGGATACTGGCAATGGTAGCAGCGTTTATGACTGCAAAGGCTGGTATTTCAGCCGTTAGCGCGGCGTTGAGAGGGTTGGATTTCATTAAAAGTCTCAATCCGTTCAAGAAGTTCGGGGCGGATGCGGCGGAAGGGACAGCGCAAGCTGCTAATAGTGCGAAACGTTCTAAATCAACAATTACCCAGCTATTCAGCGGTATGTCTAACGTCATCAAGTCATCTGGCAATGCGATTAAGGGAGTGCTGACAGCGTTATTCAAAGGTATCGCAGAAACATACAAGGGCTTTGGACAAGGTCTGAAATTCGCCTTACAAGGTCTTAAAGGACTAAGTTCAGCTCAGATACTTTCGTTTGCTACTGGTATTGCTATTGCAGCAGTCGGAATCGGTGCCGGTATTGGTATCATCGTTGCTTCATTTGCATTGTTAGCGACACAATCCCAAGGCGTTTCCCAAATCCTAAACGCTGTTGGTTCGGCTTTCAGCACAGCCTTCCAAGGAATCGGAAAGGCTGTTGGAGCTGTCGTTGAAGCGTTCGGGACTGCTTTTGCCACCGTAATTACAGCGGTAGGACAAGCCGCTCCCGGCCTTGCTCGGTTAGCGCCGCTAGTGGTTGCAGTAGGTGCTGCTATTGGTCAAGCTGCTCCAGCTATTACGGCATTTGGTAACGCTTGGACATCTATTTTAGGAACACTACCAGCTATCATTAATGCGTTTAGCGGGCTAGCTTCCGCTCTAGGCTCAGCAATCAGCCAAATAGCTGCGGCAATTACTCCGATCATCCAAATTATCAGTGACACAATTACATCCGTAGTTCAAATAATTTCAAACACGATCATAGCAATCGCTCCAATAATTACGAGCGCTATCGTCCAAATTGTAGAGGTCTTGGCTTCTCACGCACCACAAATCGCAATGATTTTGCAAGTCGTTGTCGCTGCCATGCAAACAATGGCCCCAGTGTTCCAAACACTCTATCAGTCTATCGTTGCAGTGGTACAAGCACTAGCACCAGTTTTAAGCCAACTTATTCAAGGGATTGTGACGGTAGTTCAAACGTTGGCACCAGTCGTTAGTCAGATTGTTTCTGCTATCATATCCATCGTTCAAATGTTGGTACCTGTTTTACAGTCAATTATTACTGGTATTGTCGCTATTTTCAGTCAGATTGCACCTATTATCTCGGCTATTGGCGGCGTGATTGGCACTACATTGCAAGGTATAGCAACCGTGGTCCAATCCGCTGGTATGGCAATTGCCACCGCTGCAATGGGTATCGGTCAAGGTATCGCTACGGCTTTGAGCGGGGTTACAAGTATTATCAGCTCAACAGGTTCAGCTATCGGTGCTGCATTGCAAGGCATAGCTAGCGTAGTGCAATCAGTCGGAACATCAATCAGCACAGCGGCAGAAGGTATCGGAACTGGTATTAAGTCAGCGTTTGAAGGTATTTCAAGCGTTATTACTTCAGCCGGTAGTGCTATTAGTAGTGTATTGAATAGCCTAGCTAATGTGTTCAATTCAATCGGTACAGCGGCTCAAAAAGCGGGGTCTGGATTCAACCAATTAGCGAATGGTGTTGTTAAAATCACCAACACCAACCTTGGAGACATGGCTGCGTCTCTTGCAGCGGTCGCTAAAGGGGTAGGTTCGATTGGTAACAATTCCGCTGGTCTAGCTCAAGCGGGAACTGGTATGACCAACCTTGGTAATGGTATGAGCAAGGTGTCTAGTTCAGCGTCTAGCGCTGTATCTGGTTTGACATCATTCTCAAGCACGATTACAAGCATTCAATCATCATTCACTAACTTGCAATCATTGCTTACAACAGCGGGAACTGCATTTAGTACATTCTCAAGCCAAGCTAGTCAATCATTAGCTGGTTTGACGGCTATTGTAGCCCCTATCACAGCGTTTAGAACGCAAATCATGACACTAGCCCCAGCATTAACGCAAGCAGCAAGTGGATTGACTCAATTCAGCTCTATTTCAACAGCGTTAAGTTCTAGCATGACTGCAATTAGCGCAAGCATGACTGTGTTAACCGCTAGTCTAACAAGTTTGGCTAGTCAATTAACTATGATTACTAGCAGCATGACAACAGTGTCAGCGGGTATGACCATGTTTGGCACTGGTATGACTGCGATTGGTACAGCGCTAACTATGCTGAATAGTCAATTTATGATGTTTGCTACATCTCTAATGCAGCTAACAACGCAATTCACAACAGCAGTGATGCCACTAAACATGTTCAACATGGCACTAACCATGATGGCACCAGCCTTGATGTTAGCATCTACTGGATTCATGCAATTTAATGCTCAAGTCGTGCAATCTGTAACTGGAATGACTGCTCTATCAACAGCTATTGCTACTATTCCAGCTATTCTTACAGCCGTAGCTAGCACTGCTAATAATGCAGCGTCAGCTATCATGCGCATTGCAACTAGTGCACCACTTATTGCCAGCGCCATGAATAGTGCAGCTGGACAAGTGCAGTCAGCTATGCAGCGCATGGCTCAAGCCGTCCAGTCAAGCGGTCAACGTATGATCCAAATGGGGCGTCAAGCGGGGACTCAGACTGGCCGAAACATCGCAAGCGGTATTCAATCAGCGGTTGGACAAGTAGGCTCAGCTATGGATAGTTTGGTTAATGCGGCGGCTGCCAGAGCAAATGCTGGTGTAGGTCGTATGAGAGCAGCTGGGGCACAAATCGGTAACGGTTTGGCTCAAGGTATGCTATCAGCGCTAGGAGCAGTGACAGCGGCAGCTAATGCCCTTGTAGCTCAAGCAGAACGAGCAGCGCAAGCAGCAGCCCAAATCCACTCGCCATCACGTCGTTTCCGTGATAACGTCGGTATCTATATCGGTCAAGGTTTGGCTGTTGGTATTGATAAGAGTGTTAAATACGTCAAGTCATCAATAGCTGACATGATTGATACTGCTAGTCGCTATGCTATCAGTGCCCGTGATCTATTCGAAGATAACAATATTTTTGATAGCTTCGACGGCGGCAAGATGCGTGGCAGTCTTGATTTGTCATTGGCGGACGATGCGAGAATGGATAGATTGGAGCAAGCGCTTGACCTTATCACTGAGTTGGTCGAACGTCCGATTTTACTTAACATTAACGGTCGTGAATTTGCTTATGCTGCGGCGGATGACATGAGTAGCTACCAAAAAGCACAAGAATTTACTTACAAACGAATGAGAGGGCTTGAATAATGGCTTTATTTCAATTTAACGGATATGATCTAAACAACTATTTCAAGCTCATCAAAGTAGAGCACGAGATAGGGAATGAACGGTCTATCTCAACAGATTCAGCGCCGTCAATCGGCGTTAACGTTCAACAAGTTAATATTGGTGCTAAGAAGATTAAGGTCACGGTCAGCCTAGCTACCAGAGATTTGGCTGATTTGACATTTATTGACCCTAATCAACCGGCACCGACTGACAACGGGCAGTTTTATCGAGTTAGAGAAGAAGCTGCCAGAGTGCTACATACAAAAGAGGCGGTTAAGCTCCATCTACCAACGGAGCCTGACCGCTATTATTTAGCGCTCGTTAAAGGCGAGGTCAATCTGCAAGGTATTTCAGATTGGTACGACCAAGCCACAATCGAATTCCTCGTTCCGGACGGGGTGGCTCATTCGACTACTTACAAGCGTGTTACTGATTATCGAGAAGATAAAGGGAAAATGATTTTCCCGATTAACAACGAAGGCTCGACGGATGCTTATCCAGTTATCACGTTGAAAGCAAACGGAGACAATGGCTATTATGGGCTTGTCAGCGATAAGTTTGCGTTTGAAGCCGGGAATACAGAAGAAGCTGATGGGAAAATCGTTTCAAAGGCTGAGAAACTATACGATTTCCGAGATGACCGCATACCTCAAGCATTTGCAAAGGGGGCGAAAAATGTCGGAATTACTAATGTTCCAGAGGATTTGAACGGAACCCTTGAAATTCAAAACGTGTGGGACAGACCACACATTGGGTTGAGAAACCCAGATGCCAATATCAACCAAACCCAGACAGCTTCATTGACCCTTGACATTCCACGAGATAGCAGTGGGAATGTTGGGGCTTTGACTGAATATATCTGGTGGAGACAGATTTTTTGGGCTGGGGATATATCTCAATATGGATTTCTAAAATTAACAGTATCAGACGCTGACGGCAATTTCCTTTATGGTGTTGAAACATTTAAACGTAGTTTGGGGCTCAGCACAGAATATAACCTCTTGGCTCCAGACGGGCACGGAGGCTATAAATTCCTTAAACAATGGATACTGTACGCAACGCATTTGGACGAACACAATCCATTCAACAAAGAGCGTGGGTGGTCTGATATTAGACGAGAAGACGACAAGGTAACTTTCTTTTGGTGGGGCTCTTATCATAGTTTCACTATCCCAGAAATCAAAGGTAAGAAGTCAGCCAAAATACATTTGACGATTTCAAATGTGCCATCTAAGCCATTTGTGACGCATGCTTATTTTGATCAGTTGCTTTACATGAAAACGAATAACAACTTTTTTGAAGATGTGCCAAACCGGTACATCCAAGGAAGTAGTGTTGTTATCAATAGCGAGAATGACACGCTGACGCTTAACAATCTCTATAATTTAGACCAAATTGTAGACGGCTCGTTGTGGCCAGTAATTCCACCGGGTAGGTCAGAAATTGAGATTGTTCAGTCTCCGTGGGCCAAAAACAAACCTAGCGTAACGATTGAATTTGAAGAAAGGTGGATTTAATGCTTCTAACAATTCATGACAATCAATTGAATAAAGTGGCCTATATCGATAACGAGAAACAATCCACGTTAAACTTTTTCAACGACAAATGGACACGCTCTCTTGAGAGTGGGACTTCTGTTTTTGAGTTTTCGGTTTTCAAAAAAAGCGTTAAAGCTAATTCAAAGTTGGAGCTCGCTTATAAATACCTAAACGAACGAGCTTTTGTCAGCTTCAAATACAGGAAACGTTCATATCTCTTTAATGTTATGAAAATCGAAGAGAACGAACATACTATCCGTTGTTACTGCGAGAATTTGAGCCTTGAATTACTTTTGGAATACCGCAACGCATACAAAGCGCCAAAGGCAATGAGTTTCAAAGAGTATTTCGATGATTGGGGCTTGTCGCAATACGCCAAGTTGACACTTGCTATCAATGAGGTTTCTGATCAGAAAAAAACTCTTGAATGGGAAGGGCAAGAAACAACTCTTGCACGATTACTTTCATTAGCTCGAAACTTCGACGCTGAAATTGAATTTGACACCCGACTAAAACCAAACAGTCAGTTAGATAAATTCATTCTAAACGTCTATAAAGCACACGGCGGAAAGAATCAAGGTGTTGGACGCAAGCGTTCCGATATCGTTCTCAAATATGGGAAGAACATAACTGGAATTAAACGTAGTATTGATAAAACGCAAGTTTACAATGCTATCCATCCAGTTGGACGCAAAGAAGTCACAAAAGAAAAAACCAGTAAGGTTTCCAATCCCGCAACTAGTCAAACTGCCACTAGTGGTAAGAAATACACTGGTGGCAATCTGTCCTATGCAGGGCACCCATTGAGTGCCGCTTTGGTGCAGACCATCTTGAATCTATGTGTCCAACGCAATCTCTTGCCGTCTGGTGTTCTATCCCAACTCTATCTTGAATCATGGTGGGGTGCTTCAAATGTTGCCCGTGTTGATAATAACTGGGGCGGTATAACTGGGGGCGCTCAGACTCGCCCTAGTGGTGTTGTTGTTACCACTGGTAGTGCTAGACCCGCTAACGAAGGCGGTACTTACATGCACTATGCTAGCGTTGACGATTACATGAAGGACTACACTTATCTACTAGCAGAGCAGACAAGCGGTGGTCGTAAAATGTATGGCGTCAAAGGCAAGCAAAATATCGAGGAATATACAAAAGGGCTCTTCCGAATCGGTGGAGCTCTTTATGATTACGCTGCCGCTGGATATGCTCACTATATTGCTCTTATGCGAGATATCCGAAATGGTATCAACCGAACAAACGGGAATATCTTGGATAAGCTTGACGACCTTTGGAGACAACCAAATAACCAAGTTACCCAGCCAAATCAACCAGTTACAAGAACGGTTAAGGCTGATAAGGTTATCGCCGTCATCAACGAAATGCACGGCTTAAAAGGGCGCCGTGTTGGTAGTGGTCAATGTTACGCATTGGCAGCGTGGTATTCCATGAAATTAGGCGGTCCCGGTCTTGGTGGTGGGGTTACTGGTATATCTGGTTTGATTGGTGCTGGTATGGCAGCCGGTAAGATTGGTACTGACTACGCATGGGATAGATTCGGTTGGAGTGTTGTTAGGCCTAGTAATCCCAACCAACTAAAAGCTGGGGCTATCGCTAACATCAAGTCGTATAATGCCTATCAAGGTACGTCAGTTTGGGGGCACGTTTCAATTATCGTAGCTAATAACGGTAGCACTGTTACAGTTTTGGAACAAAACTATGCGGGGCGTCAATACGTAGTTCAAAACAGCTACCCAGCCAGTGCCTATCTAGGCGCTATTGAGACACTATGTTATCCACCGGAACTTAAAGAAGGTAAAACCGTTGAGGGTAGAACTGAAACGGGTAGCACGCCAAACGTGGCAGCGCCAGAAATCGAAACTAAAGAGGTTTCTGTCAGCACGGTTGAAGTCACTATCGATCCGAAAAAGAAACAAGAGTGGAAAAACGACAAGGGCCAAGTTGAGTTCTATCTTGAAAACGGGGTTTTGTATGCCCCACTTTCTAAAGACTTATATCCCGCTATTTTGACGGGTAAAGAGAATGATGATAACTGGATTCGTAAGGATATGGAAGTTGAGACAGATAGCGAAGATGTACTGATTTCAACGGCGTTGAGAAACTTACGCAAGTTCTGTTATCCAGCTATCACTTATGAGGTTGATGGTTTCGTTGATTTAGACATCGGCGACACTGTTAAAATTCAAGATACTGGTTTTTCACCTACGCTCATGCTTGAAGCGCGTGTTAGTGAGCAACAGATTAGTTTTTCTAATCCTGTTGAAAACAAAACAGTTTTCGCTAACTTCCAAGCACTTCAAAACAAAGTGTCTGACAGCTTGCTGACTCGCATGGCTAAATTGGCCGAGAAGGCTGTACCTTACGAATTAAAACTATCTACCGACAACGGGACTACGTTTAAGAATAATGTTGGTCAAAGTGTTTTAAAAGCATCGCTTGAAAGGAATGGCAAGGTTTACCAACCGCTGTTTTTCTACAAAAATGGCGATGCCATCATTGGCACTGGCAATCAGTTAGTTGTTAGACCAACAGATTTTGAAAACACCTTGCAAGTTACGGTTGAAGCCTATCTTGATGATGAGTTAGCGGCTAGCGCAGAGATAACTTTTACCGAAGTAGTGGACGGAGAACGAGGGCCTAAAGGAGACAAAGGCGATAGAGGTAATGATGGACTACCCGGTAAAAACGGGGTAGGTATCAAGAATACCACTGTAACCTATGGACTATCTGATAACGAACAAACCCAACCTGCTAACTGGACAGCAAACCCACCGGCATTGGTTAAAGGTAAGTACCTCTGGACCAAGACGGTTTGGACTTACACCGATGACACCTCTGAAACGGGCTACCAAAAAACCTACATTGCCAAAGATGGCAATAGCGGTAACGATGGCTTGCCGGGCAAAGATGGCGTTGGGATTAAAAAAACCACGATTACTTATGCAGTGGGAACATCTGGAACGACTGCACCAACAAACGGTTGGAACAGCCAAGTACCTAATGTGCCAGCAGGTCAATACCTCTGGACTAAGACGGTTTGGACTTACACCGACAACACTAATGAAACGGGATATTCAGTATCTAAAATCGGTGAAAAAGGGGACAAGGGCGAAAAAGGAGAGCGTGGGGCGCAAGGCGAGCGTGGTCCACAAGGCTTGCAAGGTCCGCAAGGAATCCAAGGGATACCAGGCGCTAAGGGTGCTGATGGTAAAACACAGTATACCCACATCGCTTACGCAGATACCACAATCGGTGGTGGTTTTAGTCAAACAGATACTAACAAGCCATTTATCGGTATGTATCAAGACTTCAATGCTATCGATAGTCAAAACCCGCAAGATTACCGCTGGAGCAAGTGGAAAGGTAGCGATGGACGGGATGGCATCCCCGGTAAAGCTGGGGCGGACGGAAGAACGCCTTACGTCCATTTTGCTTACGCTGACAGCGCTGATGGGCGAGATGGTTTCAGTCTGACACAAAATGGCAGTAAGCGATATTTGGGCGTATGTACCAACTTCAATCAAGCGGACAGCACCAACCCAGCAGATTATGTTTGGAATGATATGGTTGGTAGCGTGTCGGTCGGTGGCGAAAACTTAATAACTAACTCAGCGTTTCCGGATAATCTGGATGGCTGGGGGTATTGGCTAGCCACACAACCGAACTCGAATTTATCTGTTTCAAGTCATTCACTCTATTACAACGGTTCTAAGCCGTTGTTTTTGCTTTCAACAACAACAACAACAACGCCTAGTTCTACGCTGAGATTCCCAGTGAAACGGAACACTAACTATTCTCTTAATATTTCGATTTTGGCAGGCGGCAATCTAAAAGGAATGGACATCTATTTCCTTGGTCGTAAGTCAAACGAAACTGAAGATTTTAGCAAGGTAGTCAATATCAAGCATTTCGACGGTTCTCCATCCACAAGTGGCGTTAAGAAATTTCACTTCACTTTCAATTCTGGTGAATGTGATGAAGGTTTCATCCGCGTCGATAACACGGGCACTACTAACAGCAGTCGGTCGTTGCTATTCTTCACCGAGCTTGATTGTTATGAAGGCACAACTGACCGAGCGTGGCAAGCGTCCCCTAGAGATTTAGAGAAACAGTTAAACAGCAAGGCTGATAGTGCATTGACGCTAGAACAGATTAACGCTCTCAATGAGCGTGCCGGGATCATCCAAGCGGAAATGGAAGCCAAAGCAAGCGCTGAAATCTTGAATAACTGGATTAAAACCTACCAAGATTTTGTTAAGTCAAACGAGACCGAGAGAGCTGCAGCCGAGAAAGCTTTGGTTAGTGCAAGCCAGCGGGTGTCTGCCATCGCTAAAAATCTAGGTGAGCTGTCTGATCGTTGGAATTTCATCGATAGTTACATGGCATCGTCAAATGATGGCTTGGTTATCGGTAAGAATGACGGTAGCTCAAGCTTGATGTTCAACCCGAACGGACGGATTTCGATGTTCAGTTCTGGGGTTGAAGTCATGTACATCTCGCAAGGGGTTATCCACATAGAAAACGGTATTTTCTCGAAAACCATTCAAATCGGGCGATATCGTGAGGAACAGTACCACATCAATCCAGACATGAATGTCATTCGATACGTAGGAGGATTTTAATTGGCTGAATTTTGGAGTAATAACGACAGAGGGTATAGATTAAGGCTTTGGGTAGACCAACTTGATATCGACCCGGCGACAAATACAAGCCGAGCGCGCTTCCGATTAGCGTTGTTAAACACAGGTTGGACGTTTACGGGTTATTCATGCAGTGCCTTTATTGATTTTGATGGTGGCCGTCGTTTGGAATGGTCTGGAAGTCCAGCTATGACCAGTCAAAACTCTGTCATTATGCTAATCGACGAAACCGTGGCAATTAGCCGTGTCTCTTATGACAGGGGGCAATTCGGCGTTACAGCTCGTTTTACGGGTGGGGGTGGATACAGCCCGAACACCCTCGAGGTTGGTGGGAACGACTTTTATCTTTCAAACACTCGAAAAGCTAGCGGTTTTAAAGTAAGTAGTGCTGTTTTTGGAAAAGAATCAACAATAACTATCGATAAGAAAGACTCGTTATTTAAGCATACAGTTAGATATCAAATAGGTGATGTATCTGGGACAATAGCTAGCAACGTTGATACATCAACCACTTGGACGATTCCACTTGATTTAATCAACAAATTCCCAAACAACGTCAATGTTCAAGGTACTATCTCGGTTGACTCGTATTTTGAAGGGGCTAAAGTTGGGACGCAATCAACAACTATTAACATCAGTGTTCCAGATAACATAAAACCAACGCTTGGTGGATTAACGTTGACTGACACAAACGAGGTTGTTCGACGGATAATGAGCGGGAATAATTTCGTTCAAATCATGTCGAATATCCGAGCTGATTTCAGTGGCGCCAAGGGAGTTTACGGCTCCACCATTACAGGCTACTATGCCGAGATTGCTGGAAAGAATCAGTCTGTTAACTCGAATGGTGCTACGTTCGGGATAATGAATTACTCTGGACAAGCAGTAGTAAGAGCTAGGGTTTCAGATAGTCGTGGACGATGGTCAGATTTCAAAGAAGTCAATATCAACGTCTTAGAATATTTCGCACCTTCGCTGAAATTCGGCGTGACAAGGGTAGGTGCTACATCAAGCACTTTGCAAGTTTTAAGGAATGCTAAAGTTGCGCCATTAACTGTTAATGGTGTTCAAAAAAACACCATGAAATTGACTTTCAAAGTGACACCTTACGGCAAGGATAATTACACAACAGACACAGGTCCCGCCTCTGGAGATTGGGCTGGCGTTTCAAGTTTGGTTAATTCATCAGCTAATTTAGCGGGTGTGTATGCTGCTAATAAGTCGTGGCAGATTTTGGCAGTTTTAGAAGACAGATTCACTCAGACAACTTTTAAAGATGATGTTCCCGTTGAGAGCGTGGCGCTATCTTACGACCAATCTGGTTTGGGTGTCGCTAAAATCCGCGAGCGTGGGGCTCTTGATGTAGCTGGTGATATTTATGCAAATAATAACCCTATCCAGCAATACCAGCTGACTAGCAACAATGGCAGTCCAAAATGGATAGACGGCAAACCTAACGTTACCAACGCAAATTGGTTAGATCAACCAGGGCAATACTACATTGATAAATCGGCACCGGGCAATCCTAACGGACAGTGGGGATACCTATTCCACTACAGCAATTATGGGAAGAATACCGACGGTTTTAAAGAGGCTATCCAGATTTTTTGGGGCAATAACGGACAACTGTTTTTCAGACAGCACCGATGTTCGAAAAAAGTTGACGACTGGGAGCCTTGGAAAGAGTTTGCCAAAAACGAAAACACAAATCTAATCAACACTGGATGGAAACCAGCTGGCTATGATAAGAGTTTCTATAAGCGTGTCGGAGACGTGCTTACAGTTAGATATGGGTTTACTGGAGACGGGAATAACATTGCATTTGCAACTGTACCGAAAGAGGTTTTGTCTTCACAACAGAATTATATGTTTGTTGCAGCAGCGTGGACAACTGATGGATCTGTCAACACACACGTTCAGTTCAATAAAGATACAAACACATTGACAGCTCTGGAGACTAAGAATGGATTGTTCTACGTCGGACAACTAACAATCACGATTTAAACAGAAAGGTTAATCTATGAAATTTGAATACGCTTCGAAATCTCAAGAATACGATGCAAGCGGTGCAGCGTCCGCCACCAAAGTGGTCTTAAAAAACACAGACGGGGCTATCGTTCCCGTCTTTTTGCCAGTCGAAAAAATCGACTTGTCAAACACTGAATTGTTGAATGCAGCACTAGAGGTAATTTATCAAGAGAACTTCCCACAACGTGCTGAAACAGAACGATTTAACAAACTTGATGAAAAAATCAAAGAATACAACGTTTTAAATGAAAAAGCCGCTGAAACCATCGCTAAGATGGAAGCGCAAATGACGAAACAGCAAGAGCAATCGAGAACAGCGCAACTTACATTGATCAATATTATTCAAAAACTATATGAGAAAGAGGTATTGACCGATGAAGACTTGGTTGAAACGTCTATCGTTGAAATTGAAGAAAAGTAAAGAAGTAATAGAAAGAGAAAAAGATATGATGGCTAAATTATTTGCAATTAACATTGTTGCTGGATACTATCCGTTCGCAAAAGTCCCTAAAGTTTTGAAACCAAAAGTGAAGGAACAAATCGCTCTCATGGTTGAAGACGACGAGCTTTTGGCTCAATTGACAAAAGAATAGTTTAAAGAGGTGTTGCTCATTGAATGTTTCAGATTTAATCGCTCACCTTGCCCCAACCGTTGGTGTGGTAGCGACGGGCTGGTTTGGGATGAAAGCCAGCAAGTCAGCTAACTTAAACAAAGAGCAATTTAGTGAGCTTAAAGGAGAGTTAAACACCATTCAAAAGTCGGTTGAAGTCGTTCAAGAGTTTGGAAAAATTAACGGTGAGAAAATCAACGAGTTAAACGACAAGCTGGTAGTGCACGATGAAGCACATTTGGTGACTATGTATCTACGCCTAGAGCGTGACATTACCAATGAATTAGAGCGTGGATATACGACTGTTCATAATTCTGACGTGATTCACAAAATGCACAGCAGCTATAAGAAATTAGGCGGTAACGGGTATATTGATGCTCTTTATCGTAAATACATCAATTTAGAAGTGAGGAATTAGCTAATGAAAATTAACTGGACAATTCGTTTTAAAAATCGCGCATTCGTAACACGCTTTGCACTAGCTTTGGCACTGCCAATTTTGGCTTACTTTGGTATCAAATTCGAAGATATCACAAGTTGGGGAGCGCTGTTTGGCTTGTTTGGAAAATTCCTGTCAAACCCTTACTTGGTAGGTTTGACAGTGGTTAATGCCTTGAATATGTTGCCCGACCCAACAACGAAAGGTCTTAGCGATAGCGAGCGAGCACTATCATACACTAAACCTTATGAGGACTAGCTCATGGCTAAACTCATGACCTCAATTCGCCAACTCAAAGGCGGTAATGTGTTAAAGAGCGGAGATGTTTCTTCGCTTTTTTCATTTGAGATTTTAGACGCTGACGAAAACCGCATGGATTTAACGGGCACTGGCAAGGTGTCGATTTTTAAGAAAGACAAAATAGCGGTTTATCAAGATGTTGCTGTCGAGAATGGGGTATTCTCATTCTCAATGGACAACGTAGTACCTACTGGCACTTATTACCTCGAAATTAAACTAGATGGGCATATTTTTCCGTCTAACAATTTCAAGGTCAAGGTCAAGAATTCACTAAATGCGGACAGCGCTATCCCATCGGACAAGAGCCCTAAACTGAAACTGCTAGCGGATGAATTGCGAGAATCTGGTTTAATTAGTGGTGGCGCTGATACGACGGAAGACCTCGTTAATATCTACAATCTAGCTAAAATTTAGAAAGGAAACTATAAATGAGTAAATTACATGATTTCGCCCAGGCAGTCGGTGCTGACATCAAGGAGATTAAGGCATCTATTGCCAGCAAGCCGGTTGGTGTCAGCGAGGAACGCTTGACGCAAGCTATCACGCAAGCGAAAGCTGACATCATCGGTAATGCACCAGAAGAACTTGATACACTCAAGGAAATCGCTGATAAAATCAATGCGGCTGGTGGCAGTACCGACAGCGGTATTATCTCTAAAATGACCGAGTTGGGTACTCGTATCGATACCATTGAGCAAGAAGACCTTGTAAGCGTGTATACTGCAGCGAAAGCGTGAGCGCTATGAGTAAGTTCACAGAATTTGCTCAAGCGGTTGGGGCTGACATTAAGGAGATTAAAGATAAACAATCTTCATCATTAACTATCAATCAAGCGTATGGATTATTTCCGACATATAATAACTTTTTCCAACAGGTTATAGAGCAAAATAAATGGGCGGAAGACCCGCTTGTAACAAAATCTCAATTACCTACAAGTGAAATTGAAGAGTTAAAGAATAAAATCGACAATCCAAACGCTGGTGAACGTCGAATCAGTCCTATTTCGTATTGGTACCCAGACTATCACAAGACTGACTCCAAATGGAATCAAGCCGTGACAAACAAGGATAACATCGGTTTCGTTATCATCAACGTTGACAGCGGGAGGGGCACAGCCCAACCAGAGCACATCGAACAAGCCAAACGAGCCAAAGCGGTTGGGGCTAGTGTCCTAATCTATCTACCAACTGGGTACGGTAATTTTGACCAAGTTGACCTATTGGAACGCTATCGCAAATACAAGCAGGATATGCCAGGTCTGATTGATGGTGTATTCTTCGATGAAACTATCAACGGCTACTCCGAGCAAGCTAGTCTAATTCCGAAATACAAGGAATTAAACCAGTATTTCAAAAAATTCGAGGGCGTTGATACGACTGTCGTAGCCAATCCCGGATCGAACGTAGCTGAAGAATTGCTTGACAGTGCCGATGTCTTCATGAATTTTGAAAGCTCTGCTGACAAATACCTTGAGCGTGAGATTACGCCCGATTATTGCAAGCGTGAGAATTCGACTAAATTCTGGCATTGCATTTACAATGTCACCAAAGACAATTACAAGCAAGTATTGGCTAAAGCTGACAAGGAACACGTTGGGCATCTCTATCTGGTTGACAATCCGAGCTATGGCAATCCAGCAGCGCCTTGGTTGCAAGAAGCCATGCGTGACTGGGTGTTTAAGCGTCAAGCAATTGCTGACCGAGTTTCTAAACTAGAGACTACGGGCGTGCCCACAAGCACCGTATCAGCCCCAGAAATGGCTGTCTATAAGATTCCAGACGAATACTTGCCAGCCTTATTTAAAGGCAAGGTAACGGCTAAAATGGCCGTCTATGGCAATGCTATTGATATCTCAATCAAGGTCAATGAATATATCAGTAGCTCAACCGAGACTGATAAGGATGAAGCGACAGAAACATGGCCAGAAAGCTTGCTAGACTACGCTGGAAACCTAACCATTCCATTCACTAAGTACAGTTCTAAGCAAGGGTATGCGCCATTTCTGGTCGCTAACGCCAGTGGTAAGCTCACGTTTAGAGGTTCTGGCATGGATACCAACGGGGCATGTTTCGGGCATGCCAACTATTTAACTACTAACCCAGCCGTGCCTAGCGGTTGGACGAAACTAATTTAAGGAGGCCTACTATATGGCAACAGATAATGACATCATTCTATTCGCAGAAAATCTAGCTGACGCTGGTGTCGGTACTGATGCAGATGGATCGTGGGGAACACAGTGTGTTGACCTGCCTAACTCTATCTCAATCAACTTCTTTGGTCGAGCTCTTTGGGGAAACGCTATTGACTTGCTCAACTCAGCGGCAGCAGCAGGCTATGAGGTTGAGTATAACCAAGAAGGCAACCTCGACAGCCGTCCACGTCGTGGCGCTGTATTCGTCATGGATACTATTTACATCTACGGCCATCCTTACGGCCACACTGGTCTGGTTATCGAAGATTCAGACGGCTACACCATGCGAACCATCGAGCAGAATATTGACGGCAACGCTGATAGTTTATACGTTGGTGGCCCTGCTCGCTACAATACACGCAATTTTGACGGTATTGTGGGCTGGTTCTATTTCCCAACAGACAATCAACCACAATCCCCTGCACCAACCCCAACCCCGTTTGATGGTATAATTACTATCAACGAGGAAACCGGGACATTTACGGTTGAAGTATCAGCTCTTAATGTTCGAGCTGGTGCCGGTCTAGGCGCAGAAATCGTGGCAGTCTATGGAGCTGGTGAAACTATCAACTATGACGGCTGGTGTGACGTTGACGGCTATATCTGGATTAGCTACATTGGCGGGTCTGGAAATCGTCGCTATGTCGCAGTCGGACAATCAGAGAATGGCCGCCGTGTAACGTCATTCGGTTCATTCGCTTAAACCAGACCACGAAAACTAAAAAACGAAAAGGAGTATATCACCTCCCCTCACACTGCAATAGGGATATCATGGCAGTAGTGGTCGAAGCCTCAGCATTTTGCTGGGGCTTTTTTATTTGGTATAATATATCTAGGAAAGTGCCAGTAACTCTACGGGGTCTGGTGCGTTTTTTTATTTTTTGTGCTATAATGAATATCCATCATAGGCAAAGAGCTACGAGGGTATCTCATAGCTCTTTTTTATATTTGCCAATCTATGTGATAAGTGATACTATAGTCATTGGAATACTTGGCGTCTTTCGATGAAAATTCTCGAACTGCCCCCGGCTTTTAGTCGGGGTTTTTTATTTTGCAAAAAAACTAAATTTCTTTATCAAAAGCGTTGACAAACTATCATGTATGATATATACTATACATGCAAGATAAAGAAAGGGAGTAAGAACCATGAAAAAAGAACTTATGAAAAACGCTTGGGGAATCGCAAAAGAAGCTGCTAAAAAATTCGGTGGTAAAGCTGTTGAATACATCGCTGGAGCTATGAAAATGGCGTGGGCTGCTATCAAAGATAGTGACACTAGCCTTGCTAAATTCCAAGCAGTTGAAGCTAAAATGCGTAAATCTGGCAAATGGTCAATGGTTGAAGTGCTAGACGCTGCTAAAGTGGTTAAATTCAACGAAGTAATGCACAAAGTAGGTGCTTACTACGGCATCGAAGTGGTAGCTGACGGTTCCAACATCGGTACTTACTACATTTCTGAAAAAGTCTGGGAAGTAGCATAAGGAGAAATAAAAATGGAAATCAACAACGATATCAAAGAATTGATTTTAGAGTACGTAGGACGCTATTTTAAATTTGAAAACGACTTCTACAAATTGCCAGGCATCAAATTCACTGATGCAAACTGGCAAAAATTCAAAAACGGGGGCACCTCTATAGAGAAGATGGGGGCGGCACGAGTGAACGCCATGCTCGATTGCCTATTTGACGATTTTGAGCTTGCTATGATTGGCAAGGCTCAGCATAAATACTATTTGGATAATTCCTTGAAAATGAATATGGCATTCTATACTTATTATGACCAATTTAAGAAACAACAACTCCTTAAATGGCTTGAGACTAGCCATGAAGACATCATTGGCGGTGCCGGTAGAATGTATACGGCAAGCGGGAACTGGATTTCTAGTGCTTATTTAGAAATTGCATTAGAATCTAGCTCGCTAGGTGGGGGCTCTTACATGCTTCAAATGCGGTTTAAAGATTATTCAAGAGGTCAAGAACCTATTCCGTCTGGTCGCCAAAACCGTCTCAAATGGATTGAAAATAATTTAGAAAATATCCGATAAAAAAGGCTAGGACAACCCTAGCCTTTTTGTGTCTTCTCGATATAACATTAGACATTTAATCTAAATAGAGGTACACTATATATGGACTTTAACGTTCAATGTTTTTGTTTTTTTCATGCCACTTGGTAGCTCATGCTGCCAAGTTTTTTTGTCCAAACAAAAAAGCTAGAGTGGCAACCCTAACTTTTATTCTTCCGCGTATTCATATTTCTTAGTGTCGTAAACAATTTTTTTACCACAGTGCATGCAATACTTCAACCTCGGTCCCATCCAAGAGTAATGCCAATTGCAACTTGTATCTATGCTGTTCGTATTGGCAAAAAGCAGTGTTTCTATATCTTTGGTTTTGTCATCATAAATCTCTATCGTGTGTTTACAAACATCCATCTCGATTTCTCCTTTTTGTTTTATTATACCATTTCAAAAAAGGCTAAGTATTATTAAGTCTTTTTTATGCTCAAATCAAGAATTTTAGTAACCTTGATTGAAATGAATGTAACTAAAACGCTCTATAATTTCCATAAAATAACGATAGTTTCACTAGTCACTCGAACCTTGCTTATCAAGGCGCGTGCTATGGCTTTTTGGTGCTCGTAGTCAAGGCTAAATATATCCTTGGTATCAAGTACCCGTCTAATGTCTTTTTTTCGTTCTACGGTTTTGATAGAGCTGTCAGCGTCTAGTTCTTTTTCAAGAGCTGTTCTTTCTGCCATAAAGTCGCTTGACCGTTTTTGTAATTCCTCTAGTGAAATCCTATCGTCGATGTATAGATCATTATTAATGATGAGTGACATCCCCGGGCGCAATCCCTCAATCTTTGTGATAGGGCGGGCCTTCACCTCGAATGTCTTGCG